TAGTAAAAATTCAGAAGCTCAAGACCGTTTAGACTTTGTAAACAATAAAGACTTCCAGCACCTGTTAAACTCAGAAGATAAGAAATTTAAACTTTATGTATCTCAGGGTATGCCAGCAAATCAGGCTAATGCTCTGACATCTTCTACATTTAAAGAAGGTGAATTGCGGGAGAGACTAAACAGAATACTCTCTCCTGCGGGTTTAAAAGAACTTAAAGAGCAACTTGAATTAGACCCTCAACGGACAGCTATTTATCTGCAAAACCTGAAAATCGGTGCTGAAAATCTGGCTTCAATAAGTGCTTATAAAAATCAAATTCCTTACGGTGAAAAAAAAGGCTCTGAGGGCATTGCTAGTACTATCTTATCTAGTGGTGACGGACAACTAAGTAAGAAAGCCCTTACAACATTAACGTCTCTGCTGACACAGGCAGAATCTAAACTGGCCGGTGAGCGTAAGACCTCTCTGGATGTCCGCCAGTCTAAAAATCTGATTGAAAACCCACCGGTTTTAAACCCGGCGGATACAAGACCTTTACCTACCTATAACTCAGATTTAGGCAACCTTGAGAAATCTGCGCTACAAGAGCAGCAGAAACTGCTACGTGACAAACTCCAGAAAGAGTTAGCTGCTAACGGTAGCATTTCAGATTCACTGGTTAAAGCGTTTTTGGATAATGCCAAAGCCTTAGATGAAGTTAGTCGGTCTGAGTACACCCGTAAATTACGTCAGAAACGCCTCGAAGCTGAAAAATTCCTGAAAGGTAAAGGTTCCGACGAAGATAAGGCACGTGCCCAGAAAACCCTGAATGATATTAAAAATATCTCAGATAAGGGGTCAGAACTTGCTTATCAGGCTCTCACTCAGGGTATGGCGAGGGTAACTTCCGGATTTGGTCACAGACATGCGCCTAAAGCCGGTGCCTCTTCTTATCATAATGGCATCGATTTAGCGATGCCTGTCGGTACGCTGATTAGCGCACCGGAAAGCGGACGGGTAGTCCGGTCTTGGTCTGGTGGTGCAGGTGGCACACAGATGCAGTTTCAGGGGGACAGCGGAGTCATCTATGGGATGGCACACCTGTCCGAAGTACTACGTCAGACGGGTGACAGGATTGAACGCGGACAGGCTTTAGCCCGTTCGGGAAACACCGGTAATACTACTGGTCCGCACTTACATCTTACAACCACAGTTAANGGTAAAAAGGTAGACCCGAGAACTGTACGTATAGGTTCAGGGACTTCTAGCGGAGCGGCAAATGCTCTTGCCAGTGCGGTAGGCGGAGATACAACTAACTATTCAGAGGCTGCGCTGAATACCATCCGTGAAATGCANATGCAGGCACAGAAATATTCTCTGGATCAGCAAACTAAGCGGCTTGACCAGATGAAAGTTGAAGTTGGTCTGCAAAACCANCTGGGTGTTATTAGTGACAGAGAACGAGCCAGACAGGAAATGCTTCTGCAAGTGGAGAACCTNCGGGTTAAACAGGCACAAGCTCTGGCGGAATTAAAAGCTAAAAACGTAGATGAGAATGCTCTGGCTTATAAAGACACCCTTGCAGATTATCAGCGTCAGATTGAAAACACTCAGCGGACATTTGAAGCAGCTCAGCAGGCACAAACCAACTGGCGGGTGGGGTTAAAGCGTTCGTACAACGAACTTGTAGACGAATCAATTAATTACGGTACCTTTGCACAAAAGGCTTTTGGCTCTGTTACCGATACTTTAATTTCATCTATGCAGAATCTGGCTGTGAGCGGAAAACTGAACTTCAAAAGTATGACTGCCAGTATTCTTGCAGACTTAGCCAAGATAGCTATGCGCATGGCGATGCTTAAACTGATAAATGTCGGTATGAGTGCCCTTGGATTTGGCGGGGGTGGCGGAAGTTTAGACAGCTTATTTGCTCGTGGTGGGGTAGTCTCCAGTGGTAATACATTGGCTTATGCCAGCGGAGGAGTACTGCATCACCCGACAACTTTTGCAATGGCCAGAGGTATGGGGCTGGCAGGTGAAGCTGGACCGGAAGGAATCCTGCCTCTGACCCGAATGGCGAACGGAGACTTAGGTGTGCAGGCTACAGGTGGTGCAGGCGGCACTGTCATCAGNACACCTGTCACTGTCACTGTCAATATCCATTCAGANGGCAGCTCAGATTCTTCTGTGGATGCTAANCAAGCTGAAGGATTAGGACGGACTATAGGTAAAACTATAGAAACTGAAATTTATAGAATTTTAAANAAAGAAAGACGCGCAGGNGGTCTTNTCTCAGGAGCTTAAATTATGGATACATTTAATGAAGACTGGATTCCGGACAGGGAAATGAAAACGGAAGATAGCCAGAATGATGTAAAAACAGTTCGGATGGGNGATGGTGTAATCCAAAGTATANCNATGACTATAGGTGCACCNCTTAAGNTTTATAACCTCACTTTTACTCAAAGACCGGAAACTATTACTAAGATTGAAACGTTTCTTGATCAGCATAAAGCCAAGAGGTTTTTGTGGAGACCACCATTCGAAAAGCGTCCGATTGTTGTCATACATTCTGAAAAGTCAACTACGCGGACAGGTTTTGCAGATACCCTGACTGTCAAATTTACAGAAGTATCAGTATAAATGAATAACCGTATTGATAGTCTGAGTAATGAATGGTTTAAAGCTACAGAGGCTTTGGATCANGATGTCCTTCTGGAACTCTGGACAATTGATTTACGAAATATCGGCGGACAGGTTTACCGGTTTGCAAATTATACCAATGAATTAGGTAAAAATTTTATCTGGCAGGGGCAGGAGTTTGCCGCTTACCCGATTTCCGGTACGGGCTTTGAAGTATCTACTCAGGGCACCTCCAACCGGCCGACACTGACAATATCAAATGCGCTTGGGTTTGTTACCGGAGCTATTGAAGAATACGACCAGTTAAAGCGGGCAAATGTCTACCGGCATTTAGTCTATCAACAGTTTCTGGATGCTGAGAACTTTACTGAAGGAAACCCTACTGCTGACCCNCTGCAAGAAATTAAAACGGCTTATGTCGTTGAACGCATGGTTTCACTAACCCGTGAACAGGGTGTATTTGAATTAGCCGTGCCAAGTGAATCAGACGGAGCAACTGTCCCTTGCAGGGTAATGACTTCTCAGAATTGCTGCTGGCAGTATCGNGGAGAAGGNTGTGGGTACACCGGGCATGCTGTTGCGGATGAAAATGATTTACCTACCAATGACCNGGCTAGAGATGGGTGCGGTAAACGTTTATTAAGTTGTAAAGCGCGTTTCGGGGATACCGCTGTTTTACCCTTTGGTGGTTTTCTGGCTGCCAAGAATGTGAAAGCCTGATATGAAATTAACTAAAAAAGTACAAGGTTTAATTAAAAACCATGCCGCTGGTAGCGCAACTGAGATTTGTGGCTTTGTTCTGCAAAAGGGGCGCAGCCAGATTTATTTCCCCTGTACCAATACCTCATCACTTCCTTGTGACAGTTTTGAAATAGCTGCTGAGGACTGGATTACGGCTGAGGAGCAGGGAGAAGTTCTCGCTATTGTTCACAGTCATCCGAATAATGAACCTTTTCTTTCGGGGGCTGACCGCGTGGCTCAGCATCAAAGCCGGCTACCGTGGATTTTGTTTACAGGCGGTGAATTAAAATATTTCCGCTATGCGCCTTTATTAAGAGGACGGCTATTTGAATATGGGAAGCAGGACTGTTTTACATTAATTCGGGATGCTTTCATGCTTGCAGGTATTGAGTTTCGAGACCATGAAAGAACCAGTGTTGATCAGGATGCTGAATTACATAGTTTTGAAAATAATCTGCCTGACGGTGGTTTTATAAAAGTTCAGGACTTGCAGGCTGGGGACGTTATTCTGACAGCTTACGGTAACCTGCCTGCCCATGTACTTCTTTATCTAGGGCATGGTGAAGTGGTTCATCATAAATTAGACCGGTTAAGCAGCAAGGAAAATTATACTGAGGCTCTACGCCGGCGCACTGACAGCATTTGGAGACATCAGGATTGGAAACCTGAAATGATAACCGCTGTTAAAAACGACTTAGAAAATAATATAAGAGGTTTAAGTGATTAAAGTTGTATTTCATGGAGACTTACGTCAGTTTGGAAAGGAATTCAACCTATATGCAAACAGCCCCGCAGAAGCTTTGAAAGCCTTATTAGTTCAAATTGACGGGTTAAGAAGTTACATCAACTCAGGTAAATACCGAGTGAAGTTTAATAAAGATATTCTGGATGAGGAAACGGTAAAAGAGAAATTCCACCATTTTGGCTCGGGGGATTTACATCTGACCCCTGTTACAACTGGTGCGGGTAAATTCACTCAGATTATTGTGGGTGCAGTTCTGATTGCTGCCAGTTGGTATATAGGCGGTGCAGCGGGCTGGGCTTATCTGGGTACCAGCTCACTGGCAAGCGGGATGTTTATGATGGGGGCTTCTCTGGTTTTAGGTGGTATAGCTCAGTTATTAACTAAGCCACCTTCTTTAGGTAACGGAAATGAAGAAAAATCCAGTAGGAATACTTATTTTTCTAATCTGCAAAACTCTGGTGCCGATGGTCAGCCAGTGCCGTTAGCCTATGGTCGGGTTCGCTGTGGTTCAAGAGTTATTAGTCAGGGGTACCAAACACGCAGAGTAGACACTAAACAAGACCCTGTTATGAAAGACCCTGAGATCGGTGTGAATCTGGGCATAATAAAAAAATATCATTCGCCTGTAGCAGCTCTGGCACCTAACGGAGAACCTTATAATATTGACCAGACAGATGACAGCGTACTCAATGCAAATTACACGGTAAGTGTGGGAGTGAATTAAATGGGTGGTAAAAAATCTAGCGGGGGTTCCCGTACACCTTATATTGCTCCCAATACGGGGTCCAGTGCGCAATCTTTAAAATTAGTTCATGCGATTTGTGAGGGAGAGATTCAAGGGTTTGCTACCCAAAACCCACTGCAATCAGTTTATTTTGATAATACACCGGTTCAAAACCCGTCGGGCAGTTACAACTTCCATGGGGTAACAGGACTATTTACGTCAGGAACCTCTGATCAGACATATCTTCCGGGGTTTGACCAGGTAGATTATGTAACCAGTGTGGGAACGGAGGTTAAAAAATCCTTAAACATTTCCAGAACAATCTCCAATGATAATTTATCCAGCTTACGAGTAACTGTCGGAGTAAACCGTAACTCTAAAACCGATAAAAATTCAGGGGACGTTACCGCAACTAAAACCCAGATGGTGGTAGATTTAGTAAAAACTAATGTATTTGCTTCCAGAGTAGTAACGTTTACGGAGAAAAGTAGCGGTAATTTTATGACCGATGTGGTATTTAATGAGGTGCCTCCATCACCTTTTACTATCAGAGTCTCCAGAATTACCGATGACAGTGATACGGATTTAGTTGTAAATAATACCTATTTCTTTTCTTATGTGGAAATTATCGGCACTAAACTGAATCATGCAAATACTGTTCTGGCTGCATGGTCTATTGATACTGATCAGTTTGGTAACAATCTGCCGAATATTACCTATGATATTCAGGGTAAATTAATTCAGGTTCCCTCAAATTATGACCCTGTTGCCGGAACATACGATTCACCTGTCTGGGATGGCTCTTTCAAAATAGCCTGGTCAAATAACCCGATGTGGGTACTGTACGACATTTTAACTAATAAACGTTATAGCAGTATTGCCACCCGTATAAATCCCGCAGACATAGATAAATGGACACTCTACACGATTGGCAGATGGTGTGACGAACTGGTTGATGATGGGTTTGGCGGAAAAGAACGCCGGGCAGTATGTAATGCGTATATTGTAGAAGAACGCACTGCCTACGATTTAATCTCTGACCTGTGTTCTATAGTTACAGGTTATCAGATTTGGAATGGTTCCCAGTTTTCGGTGGTTATTGACCGTAATGACCCGCCAGTTGCACAGTACACTAATTCTAATGTGGTTGATGGTCAGTTCACATATTCCGGTGTAGGAGCCAAAGCTATTCATACTGCGGTCTATGTGCGTTACGTGGATAAAAATAACAATAATGAAACTACTCAGGAATTAGTACAGGATGACGAAGCTGTTCGCAAGTACGGGTTTATTGCTAAGAATGTAACAGCGTTNGGGTGTGATAGTCGTGGTCAGGCAATACGGTTTGCTAAATGGTTGCTGGAGACTGAGAAAAGACAACAGCTTTCAGTATCTTTCTCGGTGGGACGAGAAGGTTTAAAGCACCTGCCACACGATATTATTCTGGTAGCTGATAATGATTATGCAGGTACACCAATAGGAGGCAGAGTTACATCAGTAGAAGGAAATAAGATTAGGGTACCCAATTTGAGACTGGAAGAAATTCCGAAGTAAAATCAGATGGAATGCTGAAATTTTAAGCAAAAAAGGGTATAATATACGCGGTTTAACTGCGTATATTTTTATGGTTGAAATAGAAAAAATTAATCTAGGGATGGATTCTACAGGGAAGGGTGGAGACAGTCAACGGACAGCCTTTGAGAAATGCAATGATAATATAGAGATTCTGGCTAACAGTATTAAATCTATACAAGACAGGTTGGATAGTGGTGGTAGTGAGACTGTAAGCGAGGATAACGATGGCAATGGCAGTGGTAGTGAGAATAGTGACAACTGGCTTGATATAGGGGCTATCTCTGACAAGCTCAGAACCATGGAAAAAGAGCTAAAAGGTGTAGAAGAAAAGATTGACAGCGGTGAAGTTGTACCCCTGTTAAGCCAGACAAATACTTTTTCTGCCCCTCAGGTTGTAAAAACTTACGGCGGCGGATTAAGCAATATACGCTTAGAAAATTCAGCAGACTGGGGTGCAGACAAGCCAATTGTTAAAGGCACGGTATATCGCGGTCCGGTGCTGACCTCCATTTGCCCGACCTGGGGGACAGACCAAAAAGGTGTATATGCAGAATTTCTTGTCGAAGAGAAAGCAGGCACCTCAACGCAAGCTGTAATTGGTTTGAAAGACTGGGACCAGAAAACCAGGTACTGGGTATTCAGAGATGATGGTAATGCTTACAGCCCGGGCTCCTGGGCAAGTTCCTCAGATAAACGCTTAAAAACTGACCTTAAAGTTATTGGTTCGGAAGTAGATATATTAGAACAGTGTCAGACTTTTCGAGGTTATACGTATAAACGAAAAACTAATAACCGTTATGAAGCCGGATTTATGGCTCAGGATATTAAAAAAGTCCTGCCTGAGAGTGTTTTTACGAATCAGGATATAACTTTAGATGACGGTACAGTAGTGAAAGATGCCCTGAGCTTAGATTACGGAGCCATGAATGCATATAACCATGAGTGTATCTTAGCTGTCCTGGATAAATTAAAAGAATACGAACAAAGAATAAAAGTTCTGGAGCAAAAACAGGGGATGAATGCCGAAGTTTAAGCATAAACCGGTTGTAGGCGGTACGATATTTGTTACAACAAAAGAAGGTGTTAAGAGTGCAAAAATCATTGCACAATCCGGTAGTACACTGACTATTGATCCGGTTATACCTATTGAACCGGACGATATCTGTGTTATTCATGCTGGCAATTGCTGTGTTTATTGGGTTGGTAACGTATTTTACTATAGATAAAGAATTAAAATATGAGAAGGCTAGATTAGAAGCAACTAATGATTGCCAACC